ATCACTGCACCTGTCGGATTGGATAGTGATGTATATCCTACTCTAGGTATCGGTCCTACTAGTGATGGTTATGATTTAGGGTATGCTTGTCTTAGCGAAAAAATTAATATGTGGAGTTATATAAAACCCAAAGAAGCGTCTAGCCCTTCATTTGACAATGCTAGTTTACCTGGTATAATTTATGATTCTGTAAATAAGAAATTAGTATATGATAGACCTAAAACATGGGCCAGGCTTACTGATTTTGATGGATACGATCATGGGGCTAAACCTCTTACAATAGATAAAGATATTCTAACTAATCCTGTAGATGCTACAAAGACAACGTTTGTACTTACAATTTCACCATATTGGGCTGATTCTAGGTATAATTGGGGTAAAATACTTGGGGAATTTACTTGGTCTAATATGAAGATAAAGGTGGAAGTATATAATCAATTAAAGAAGTTGGTGGATTCTGGAGTTTTCGTTGTAAGTAGTATTGATAGTACAGGAAAAATTTCAATTACCCTTAATCGCAATAATCTCATATCTATGGGGGATACATATATTTATATTAAGGGTTATTTTTGTGATTACAGTGGAAATGTATTATGCTTAATCCCTACTACATCTGACGGATTTATTCGTAAGCCGATAGTGGTTACTCAAAGTCTTTCTATTACACTTGGAGATACAACAGCCAACGCTTCTGGATTCTCTGTTTACGGACAGTTGACAAATGGGTCTACTTCTTCTAAATGCAGATTAAACATTACAAATAACACTTCTAGTGATTACGTTGCTTCATCCGGCAGACCATACGCTAGATATAGATGGAGAGCGAAAGATGGATCTTATACAGGTCAATGGTCAGGTAATATATTGATGCCTTCGTGCACAAATATTCCTAAATCATTTACCCGTAATGACGTGGTTGATGCTGGTAATCCCCCATCTTATGGTAATGTTACTCAATGGTATGTTGATTATCAAGTTATTATGTATTAAACACCGGATATAATATACACAAGCAATGGGCATGGAACGGCAGCTTAGGTCTGTCTGTGTGTATTCTGTATTGCTCATCAATGCAGAACTGGCATGGATTTTTAGACGTTACTGCTGTCCTCCATCCCTTGAAATTTGGAATGTTTTTCCATGAGTTGTAATTTGCTTCATTGAAAATACCTAAAATCATCTGCTGTTCTATAACATACAACTGGCTTATACCGTTTGTAGCATATCCTCTACCGTAGTGTTTCTGTTTGCTTGGTGGAATAAATGATACGTTATATGGTGATGATATGTTGTTCCATATCTTCTTTTGAACCTCGTCTGTTATTTTCTCTATATTGTTCGTTTTTGTGGACAGTAATGTATTGGCAAGATATACTTCAACAACAGCGCGGAATCTGTTTGTATTTGTGTTTATTCTCTGCTTTGTCGTTTCTCCACCGTATGTTCTTTCCATATATTCCTTAATGCCGTTGTCCGTCATTGAAATATACTCCCATCCAAGATCATCGTTTAGTTCTAGTGACAGTTTATTGCTTTCCAGTACATATTGGTATATGTCGTTATATATATCTTCACGGAACTTTTTGGTCAGTTCCATCACTTTTTCTTTTTGGATATCCGATAGTTTTGATATTGACTTGAACGATTTAGCCCCTGCCAAAAGGAATATGGCTAGAAGGTCTTTAGAAAACTTCTCCGCACGCTCTTTGGTTGACGATTTTATACCGTTGGCAAGTCTTTTTACCTGGAAGTAATAGTCTGCAATCTTAGATGTTTCTTCTTTGTTGATCATTGGCTTCTACTCTTTCTGTTATACCGTTTGCTATCATGTTTATCATCAAACTCTTGAAATCACTTTGGCTGTAAACTTTTTGCCCGATTGATGCTAGAGTTTGAAAGATTACAATTTGATTCTCATACAAAACCTTTTGGTTCTGTATGATAGCGTCAAGTTTCGATAATATTTCTCTTTCGTTGTCCATAGTGCAAAGGTATGTATTATTATCTAATTACCGTACAAGTTAATCTATTTTTAAATCAGAAACCTAGTATTGGATTTTTCCCTCCATTGTTTCTTTTTATAGCTTCTCCTGCTTCTTTTATCTCCTTTTTCTTCTTGATTATGCATTCTTTTTCTTCAAGCGTAAAATTCATAGATATACATTTACGCATATAATTACGGAATTGTTTTATTTCATTGGGTGTCATTGTACAAATCATATATTGTGCGTTTATATGTAATTTTAATTATGTCGAATTCGCCATAATTAAAAAAGGCAACAGTAAAGATTCACATCTGCCTGCTGCCAAAGTAAAAACATCGTAATGGTTCATTTAGATAGTGCAAAGTAACAGAAAATATGGTATATTTGCAATGGTTAAATAGATAAATAATGTTAATTGTTTTGTAATACCTAAAAATATGGGAACCATAGATTCTATAAGAAAGACTTAATTCAATGACTTTATGTTTGTACATAAAAAAAGCAAGAGAACAGATTGAAGCCCTTCTCTTGCCTAAATGAATAAATCTAAAAAATGCAATATGTTACTGCTAGTTGTATTAATTTAGACATTTTGGAAATTGTTGAGGTTGTCAAAATCTAGACAACCTCATTAAATATAATCTTTAAATATCAACTAGCCTAATTATTACATTGCAAATATAATACTTTTTTGTATATTTGCAATGTATCAATAAATAAAAAGGCATTTATAACCAATTAAACACTATTTAACAAAATTAGTTATGTTATAATTTAATTTATAGTTATATTTGCAATATGAAACGAGCATATAAATATAGACTTAATCCTACTCCTGAGCAAATTGTTTTCTTCAACAAATCTTTCGGGTGTTGTAGGTTTGTATATAACTATATGCTCGGTAAACGTATAGAAGCGTATCAGCGTGACAAGACGAAGATAGGATGGGTTGAACTGGCTAAGATGCTTACAGAACTTAAAAAGGAAGATGGGAAGGAATGGCTTTCGGAAGTATCAAACGAGTGCCTGCAACAATCCATAAGAAATATGGACAGCGCGTTCGTGAAGTTCTTCCGTGAAAAGGCAGGCTTCCCAAATTTCAAGGCGAAGCATTACAGCCGACAGTCATACAAGGCTATAAATTCGGTGTCTGTTGACCTTGACAACAACAAGGTAAGACTTCCAAAGATCGGATGGGTTAAATTCTTTCCGAACAGAAAGTTTGACGGTAAGGTATGTTCTGTCACCGTAAGCAAGACACCAACAGGTAAATATTTCATTTCTGTCCTTGTTGACGATGGAAAGGAAATACCTGTAAAGCCTGCTGTCAGATATGATACGTCTATCGGTATAGATGTCGGTATAAAGGATTTTGCAGTTTGTTCGAACGGTGATGTGTATGCCAATCCCAAATATCTTGAGAAATCGGAAACAAGACTAAAGGTGTTGCAAAGAAGATTCTCAAAGACAAAGAAAGGTTCCAACCGAAGAGAACGGGCAAGGAAAATATTGGCAAGACAGTATGAGAAGGTTTCCAACCAACGCAACAATTTCCTGCATCAAGTCACATCAAAGATTGTCCGTGAAAACCAAACGATAATCATTGAGGATTTGAATGTAAAGGGCATGTTGAAAAACCACCGTCTTGCAAAATCCATATCATCCGTTTCATGGAGCGAGTTTTTCCGACAGCTTGAATACAAGTGCGAATGGTATGGACGCAACCTTATACGTATCGGACGTTTTGAAACAAGTTCCAAGACGTGTATATGCGGATACGTTAATAGTGAATTGAAACTCAGTGACCGTGAATGGGTTTGCCCGAAATGCGGAAGGCACAATGATCGTGACATTCTCGCTTCGGTAAACATCAAACGGTTCGGACTAATATCACCCTTGGTAGAAGGGATTGAGGACGTGGAGTGGTCGGCAGTAGTCGGGACGGTGAAACGTCAATATGTATGTGTATAATTAATCATATATAATTACCTCATGGAACTATTAGTAGAAAGAAAATGGTGTAAGCCTGATTATATTATAGGGCGTTTGTATATTAATGGTGATTTTTTCAGTAATACGCTTGAAGATCGAATCGTTGACGTGAATAAGAACGGAGTGTTTGATGGAAACGAGAAGAAGGTTTATGGAGAATCTGCTATTCCTTATGGAAGATACCAGGTTATATACAACTGGTCCCCAAAATTCGGACGTAATATGCCAAGACTGTTGAATGTTCCTCATTTTGAGGGTATTCTTTTTCACTCTGGGAATACAGCAAATGATTCTGCCGGGTGTATCCTTGTAGGTAACAATACATCAAAAGGCAGACTTACCGAATCACGCTATACTTCTGACAAGTTGAACAAATTGATTGACGATGCGATAAAGCGTGGCGAACAGGTTTGGGTTACGATAAAGTGATCAATTATACGTTAAAGGAAATATAGGAGCGATGTTTTTGTCGCTCCTTGTTTTTTAGTAATAATAGATTATGTACAGTGCTATACTATTCTCGCCAATTTCCCATCGGACGGTTTTCCGCCAAACAGGTGATTGATGTATGCAAGACCTTTTTGTGTGCATAGAACAACCATCACGACAAAACCTGGGTGATTCTCTCTTGGAATAGGCTTTTCTTTCACCTCGAAATACCCAGCATCAATATACTTCTGTTTTGGTTCGTTCCTGTTAGCAAAGAATACTCCTGCTTCACGAAGTTTTTTGAACAAAGAGTTTCTCCCAAAAGGCAATCCAAGTATCTTGGCCGCCTGTCCTATATCGCACTTGCCTTCCATTGCAAAGGCTTTGTCGGCGAAGTCGGCTTTCGGCTGGAGCTTGGAATTTTGCTGTTCAAGATACTTAATCTTTTCCTCCGCAATCTCTATACGTTTCTGTAGAATCTGCTGGGAGCGCATCAAGATGTAATCATCATCCTTTAGTAGGGCTTCCCGTCTGTTGAACTCATTGATGAATCTTTCCTTGAACTCTCCGGCTTTTGCCCCAGTGTAGCCCATGACAAGGAAACTAAAACCGTCCTTTGTCATTTCATAAGCGGTCTGTTCTCGATTTCTACTATCGATGTAGGTAATAACGCCAAAATTGGCGGCATTAAAACTCGCTGAGCATGAAAGACTTTCAATGTCTCTGACTACTTTACTATGTTCTTTCCCGAACACTTCCGCAACAAGTAACGAAGTAGTCACATCGTTGCCGTTGCTGTTTTGAAATACTAATTCTGCCATAATCTGTGAACATTTAAGATTATAAGAAATTATATGTGGCAACTTTATCAAAAAGAAAGCGGTTGCACTTTACGCTGTTCACAGATGGCGCATTCGCTACGAGAGCAAATACTATAATCTTACGTAAAGGCAACCGCCAATATCCAATAAGGGCATAAAAAAAAACATGTATGATATGGCAACTTAACCGCTTGCTTAACGTAACGAATGCAATCGTCATCTGTGAACGGTACAAAGTTACGCAAACTTTCCATACTACCAAACGAAAACAATATTTTTTTGAAGGCTATTTATTCAAGACGGTCTATGATTTTTTCACGTAGAACTGCATCATAGCCAGAAGCGAGAATAAGACAACCTTTCGGAGTTAGATTAAATAGAGGTCTTTCTTGACCGTTAGCGTCTGTGTATGAGCCCAATCCAAAATTGGATTCGGCTACACCTTGCGATAATAGATTGCGAATATCACGCATAACATGGGCATGTTGTTTACCCGTGACCTCTGCTAGGTAATTATATACATTCATACACATATATATTGACGTTTCACTGCCCCGACTACTGTCGACCACTCCACGTCCTCATCCCCTTCTACCAAGGGTGATACCAATTTAGTTAAATAGTGTTTAATTGGTTGTAAATGCATACCATTATTTTATTTGTTCTATAGATTTCTTCACATTCCAATCGTTTTCATACAGTGAAATAATAAAACGAACACCTTTGGTAGTCCATACTGTGTATATGCTTGTTCCTACAGAACCGTCCGAACGTGTGTACGTTTGTGTACGGGTAGAGTGCAATCCAAACGTTGAGTATGGAGTATGAAGTATCCATTGACCGCTTTGTCGATATATAATTCCTATTTCTTTAAGTTTTTTATGTAACTTTTCAGCGTACATTCCAATTTGTTTTGCTACTTGTGTGCTTGTCTGTGTGTTTACACTTTGTAGGTGGTTATCGTAGTAGTTGACTTTTGGGGCGGCTTTCTGCAACTCTTCCGTTTGTAAATTTACTGTTTCGGAAAGATGGTTATTCTCTAATAAAAGCCTCTCTTTCTCTTCTTCGGCTTGTACTACCATTAGTGCAAGCTCCTTTCGGGAAAGTTCATGCTTGTTTTCCTCACATGCGATAAAATATTTTCTAGCTTGCCTTCCACGTTCGTTGTTCTCAATCATGGATAGCTCTTTTGCCATACTGATTGATAGAGCATATTCGATTCGTTTCGTAGCTCCTATTTCTCGCTCCACAATTTCGGTGAATGATTGAAAATCAACACCTTCAATAAAATCATAAGATTTAATACGATCTTTAATCCATGTTGAAAAATCCCTTTTACTTTCAAGAAAAGCATGTAAATCACGTGCATTAACGGCTCTCTTGCCGTTATTCTCACTAATAGGAATCAGTTCATTCGTTGTGACGTTCATATTTTAACGAATCATGATAAAAAGAAACCCTCCGTAGGTGTGAACGTCACAACATACGCAGGGCATAGAAGTCGCAGATTGTTTCCTTTCTGCCACCTTAGAGGGATTCTTAATATCTTGTACAAAATCTGTTCGATTTATTTTGCCAAATATTATTATGTTATGACGTTCACCACAAAGTAAATAATAATTTTTGATATATAAAAACTTGTGGTGTGATTTTTTTTATATCAATCCAAGAACCATACCGACTGCTCCCCAGAATACATCTCTCCATTCGGGTACTCCTTGTCTAAGCCACTTATCGTATATTATTTCTTTTCCAACAAGAATAAACAAGGTTAGTGCTATTGCTGTCCATACGGAGAAAAACCATTGCGCCATGCTTACTACAAGTATTCCTGCAATGAGGTGCTCCATTCCGTCAACTCTCAAATTGTTAAGGCATATATAGTCTAATGCCATTCTTATTTTTCTTAGTAAGTTCGTAAATTTTCCCATAGTTTAGCTGTTATCGTTGTTATCGTTGTTTTCATTGTTTTCATTATTTTCCTCTATCACCCTAGCTTCCATATTATTTAATCTCCTGTCTTGTTCGTCCATTCTATCATCTTCGTTATTTGCTGAGAAATCGCTTTCTTCTCTTGCTGTCTGTAATGATATTATTCGGGAGTTTACGAGTTGAACGAGTGTATTGTTCCATTCAGAGAAGTCTATGTATGAGTATGGTTCTATGGTAGCATTTATTCTTAGAGCGTTATAACCTGTTGCGTCACCTTCCATTACTCCTACATAGTATTTGAATATATTGGCCATGTCATTTATGGCTGTATTCATCATTTGCGCATCACTTCTCGCCCATTCCATTTCAGGCTCGTAATACATTGCCGTTGTTCCAGTAGGTCTGTCACCTGACGATGATTGCATTGGCGGAACGACACCGCTTCCGTCAAGTATCCCGTTGTATATGTTATCTATTTCGGTGAACAGTGAGTTTGAAGCGTCCATTTTACCCATGAACTGTGCATCATCTTCTGCTCCTACACGTAAAATGGAAGTTCCTCCCAGTCCGTTTCTTTGAATGTTTATTCTTCCGTTTGTCTTGATAAGTAGCATTTGGAATGCCTGTCGTGTGTTGTATTCTCCTATCATGGACATTAGAAACTCGAAATCGTCTATCAAGTCCTGTACAGCCCCCCAAAATGGAAGTTCAAGACGTAGATATACTACAGGTATAAATCCCAGGTTATGGAATTGATGCAGTTGTATGATATTCCCGTTCTCGTCAATATCCGTTGCTATATCTCCGTTGGAATCCAGTGTATAAAACTCATCTTTAGTCCATACATCGACAAGTGTATCTGTATGTTCTTCTCCATCAGCCGATATATATGTGGTTGTATATTCTCTTGCGAAAGCTATTCTTTCGCCTCTTCTGTTTTTATGCTCATATAGTATGTCTCCTTTTGAGTAGCTGAAAGACCTGTATTTTATCTCGTCCTTATCCTTATATATATATATGGCAGCATCTCCTACCTTTCCGGCTTCGCTTATAAGTTCAAACTTGGCTGTTTCCATGAGAGAATCAGTCCAGTATTCCTTGTATGTTGTCAGCTTATCCCTGTTCTGCTGGTTTGACGCGCTTTTCTTTATCTGGAATTTAAGAGGATTGGTACACAGGTGTGATACCCTTTTCTTGTGTATCATCCTTTGGAGAGGGAATGCTCGTCTTTGCAGTACATAGGGAGTTGATGCCAATTTCTTTTTCCTTTTCTGAGCACCTACATTCGCGCTTTCATCATCCGATGATGTGGCATCCTCGTCTGACGGGATGCTGTCTTTCCAGTCGGGTCTGTTGTGTATATAATGCCCTGATGTATCCCATTGCGCTAGGAAATCATCTTGTGACATATATTTGTATATCAAAGTGGAGCGTCTTGGCTTTTTCTTTGTTCCTCCACCTCTTCCATCGTCACATCTTGACGGAAGTGCCACTTTGAACGGTTCTTTTCGTAATAAAACGTCTAATTTTAAAATTTCCATAGGTAATTATAAATATTTTAATTCATCCATTATATCGTTAGGTATGTCAATCATTATATCGCATATATCAAAATATGTCCTGTATAAAAATGTTCCTTCTATCAAGTCGGGCGAGCATCCTACAATCTTTTTTGCTTCCTGTTTTTTCAGCAGTCTTAGTTTCCCGTTTTCCCTTTCCACGTCACGTCTTATTGCTCTTCTCTGGTCCATCAGTGCTTCCCGTATTGTTTTGTTCACATACGGTTTGTCAAGAAGTTCTGGGTTTATACTGAATCCGCAATATCCTAGGTTTGTTCCTTTTATACGTGTTACCATTTCATCGGCAAGCTGTGCCCTTAGATCGAAATAGAATCTTACAGGTTGATCATCCTTGCTTTTGTCTAGTCTTTTCGGAACACCTCTAAGTATTGCCAGACTTTCGGGAAATGCGTCACGGAATGTCGGTGCTCCAAGACCGTCAAATGCCAGTCTGTTTTCACCGATTCCCCATTTCCGTAGATTGTTTCTTACCCATAGGTTCAAATCCCTAGGCTTTAATGTGTTTGACCATTCTAGGTCTTGTAAGTGGTGTCCTATGAAGTGCCCCATTACACAAACGTCACCAAGACCGTATGCTATATCCAGTGTAGCACATTCAAAATAATCGTCAAACACAGGCTGAGATGAGAACATTTCCTCCATTTCGTCACGGGTTATCCACTCGTTTCCCCCTTTTATCAGCTTCCATGAACCTAATGCGTTTATTGATACTTCTTGTGCTGTTCCTCCAAGGTTTTTCTGATAGTCTGGATTGGAAGCCATAAGTATCTTGTTATCTTCCAGCCCGGAAGCTATAAAGGTTATGCTCTTGATGTATCTTTTACAGTTTGTTTCGTCAATTTTGGTATTTTTACCGAATCTTGCGATGATATAATCTTTTGCCTGAGCAAATACTTCTTGTGGGCTGTCACCCCATGCTGTTTCATGTATAGTATCTCCATATTGAAAGAAATATCTTACTTTCCCCGATCTTTCTGGAATTGCTATTCCATCATCGTCTACCCACCATGATACCATTGCTCTCCAGAAATCGCTGTACGGATTTGGGTTGCACGCGCCTATAAGGCTTGTTCTTAGTCCTGATGATGAACGCAATACCGTTTGAAGGTAGTTTATGATAGGTTCTGTTGCCTGTGAGCACTCGTCTATCGCCACCTTGACAACGTTACCACCCTGTTGTCTGTCCTTAAATTCGCTTACGCCTTTTTCTCCCGACAGGCAGGCATCACCGAAATAATCATACCGTATTTCACCTCCTGCGTCAAGTCTTGAAAGGCGTTTTGAATCAATATACTCACCATAAGGTTCAACCATCTTTGAAACCACTTTAAGAATACCGTCCGCTTTTTCTGCGGATGTCTTGTCCTTACGGAAAACAAGTGCGGAGAATGATGGGTGGTTGCATGAACTCAGTATATCCATTCCAAGGCATACGGATTTCCCTCCCCCACGATTCCCGTGAAGTATCTTTATCCCTGCCCTGTTCCTTAGAAATGCCTCCTGTGAACCTTTCTGTGGGGCAAGCATATTTACCTTGTATCCCTTGCTTCTTCTGTCCTCTATATATCTTTGGACGAAATCAAGGCTTTTATATG